CAGTTGCTGGTTTTACAACTTCCCTCAAGACAAGACCTATGATTATTGCGAAGATGGAAGAATTTATGAGAAATAAACTAATTAAAACGTATTCTTCCAGACTTTACAACGAGTTCAAGACTTTTGTTTGGAACAATGGCAAAGCTCAATCAATGAGAAGTTACAACGACGACTTGATTATGGCTTTCGCAATCGGTTGTTGGGTGCGTGATACAGCATTCGTTGAGAGCAAGAAGGACATAGAGTATAAGAAGGCGATGTTAGGAGCGATGGTAAAAACAAATAAAACAATGAATACCACAGTTTCTGGTATGAATGGCTATAAACCTGTTAAAGATCGTGATACAATAAAACAATACCAAGAATTTAGTTGGATTATTAAAGGATAAAATAAATAATGGCTGGAAAAGACGATAATACGAGAAACAAAGACTCTGCACTTTTTAAGAGACTAACCCGCTTATTCTCTGGACCAATTGTAAACTACAGACAACAGATTCCAAGGCGAGAGCCAAGAATCCAAATGGACAAGTACAAGTTTACTTCAGCCAGCGGAAAACAGTTCAAAAAAGTAGCATACGATCCTTTCGCTAACATGACCTCCAATCTCTTGGCGGCACAAAACCGAGTGGATAGATACTCAGATTTCAATCAAATGGAGTATGAGCCAATCATTGCTTCGTCTTTGGACATCTATGCAGACGAGATGACGACTTCATCAGAACTTCAACCTCTCCTGTCTATCAGTTGCCCCAACGAAGAAATCAAAATGATTCTCAACACTCTATTTCAGAGCGTTATCAACCTTGAATCAAATTTGTTTGGCTGGTCCCGTTCAATGTGCAAGTATGGAGACTTCTTCCTTTACCTCGACATTGACGACAAAGACGGTATTACCAATGTAATCGGTATGCCTTCTGGCGAGATTGAAAGACTGGAGGGTGAAGATAAAACAAATCCTAACTACGTCCAGTATCAGTGGAACTCAGGTGGTTTAACATTTGAGAATTGGCAGATTGCCCATTTTAGAATTCTGGGGAACGACAAATACACCCCATACGGAACATCCGTATTAGAAGCCTCCCGTCGTATTTGGAGACAACTGGTCCTCCTTGAAGATGCAGTGATGGCTTATCGTATTGTTCGTTCACCGGAGCGTAGAGTCTTCTACGTTGATGTTGGAAACATTGCTCCTAACGATGTTGAGCAGTATATGCAGAAGGTTGTAACACAAATGAAACGCAACCAAGTTGTAGATTCCAACACAGGTAGAGTTGACCTACGCTATAACCCAACGAGTATCGAGGAGGATTACTTCATTCCTTCCCGAGCAGGCGTCTCAACAAGGGTAGAAACCCTCCCAGGCGGAACATACACCGGAGACATTGATGACGTCAAGTATCTGAAAGACAAACTATTCGCAGCCCTCAAGGTCCCGCAAGCCTACTTGTTCCGTGGTGAAGGTGCTGACGAGGACAAAGCAACCCTCGCACAGAAGGACATTCGCTTTGCCCGAACCATCCAGAGGCTTCAAAGAGCAGTCATCGCAGAGTTAGAGAAGATTGGAGTTATCCATCTCTACACGCTCGGCTTCCGTGGAGAGGACCTACTCTCTTTCAAACTATCTTTGAATAACCCTTCCAAGATTGCTCAACTTCAAGAGCTTGAAACGTGGAGATCTAAATTCGACGCTGCCTCCGCAGCAACCGAAGGCTTCTTCAGTAAGCGATGGATTGCCCATCATCTCTTTGGGATGTCTGAGGAAGAGTTCCTCCGCAACCAGAGAGAGATGTTCACCGACCGCAAACTTGAGGCCAGCCTTGAAATAGAAGGTGAGGCAGATCTTGAGGCGGCAGCAGCCGGTGGAGACTTGGAAACCGACGCCTTTGGCGACGAAGACTTTGGCCTAGACGATGAGCCTGGACTGGACCTTGACGAGCCAGCAGAAGAGCCAGAAGCAGAAGATGAAAGTCCACTTCTCGCCGCACCAGGAAAGCGAGATGACAAGAAACCTAAGCTCGCCAAATCGGGCGAAGAATACACTAAAAAAAACTGGAACGGGGCAAAGTGGAAGCCGAAGGGTCACGATGACCGACGCAAAGCAGGCGGAAGACTTCAAGGAATGAAAGCCAAAAGCGCAAGCAACTATGGTAAAAACAACTCATACGTTCGCAATCCAGGTTATTCCGAATTGAAGAGCCTCGCAAATCTAACTTATGAAGAACTTGATACTACTTATAAGGAAGAGCAAAAGCTGTTTGAAGTAAACAATCAAGTTCGCAAACTTATTAACGAATTGGAGACAAAGAAAGTTGAAGTCAAAACTGAAGCATAATAAAAAAAGAAACACCGCTTTTCTTTACGAGATGTTGGTTAGAGAACTGACCAATTCAGTCGTAAAAAAGAACGAAGAGTTAAAAAATAAAATTATGGGAATGATTAAAGAGCACTTCCACAGAGACACACTCATGGGGAAGGAACTAAAGCTCTATAAGCAACTGTGTGAAACATACAACATGTCTCCACACTCAGCAGAGAAGCTTATCTTTGAGATTAGAAAGCAACATGATGGATTAGATAAGAAAGAGTTGTTCAGTGAACAGACCACACTTATCAAGAAAATCAACCAAAGCCTCTCTAAACAATCTTATTCAAGTTTTGTTCCAAATTATAAAAGCTTGGCCACCATTTATCAAATCTTTAATGGCGAGGCTACAACAAAAGAAAGAGTTCTCCTTGAGGAGACAATGATGAGAACGATGGTATCATCCCCAGAGCAAAAGAAAGCTCAGAACCTTGATACAATCGACAACATCACTTACAAGACATTCGTAAAGAAGTTCAACGCAGAGTACGGAAGCAAGCTTCTGGAAGAGCAAAAGCAGCTTCTTAACAAATACATCGTCTCCTTCTTGGACAATGGTGTCGAGTTTAAAATTCATCTCAACGAAGAGATTGGAAGATTGAAAAGTAAAATCCAGCAATCACTCTCTTCTCTTGAAATAAAAGAAGACGAGGATATGTTAGAGAAAACAAAGACAGTTTTAAAGATTGTTGAAAGTTTCAGCACAAAAACAATCAACGACGCTTTACTCAAAAGGGTCTTGAAGATTCAAAGCTTGGTGAAAGAAATTAATAATGGCGATAACAGTTAAAATAAATCCTAGCACAGTAGAGGTCGGAACAGTCAAAGAGACCATTACTCTCCAAGCAAGAAAAACTCTTGATGGAAACATTATGATTTTTGATCATGAAGAGATGGACATTGTTGTAATGCCAAATAAAAACAAAGTCGTCGCTTTTCCAAAAGAGTTAGTTAACGATAGAGTGTACGCCGCACAAGACAGATTATTCTTTTTCCTTAGAGACCACGGCGTCTTGGAATTAGGAACTACGCAAGGTGGAAATATTTACGGTTCTATGGAAGCAAGACTTGGCGCTCCTCTCAGAGAAGATCTAAGCGCCGTCAATGCAACATTATTCTCAATCAGTAAATTTATTGAGAAAGAAAAGCCATACTACGCCTATGATAGGGTAGAGGCTAATACTGTCGATAGACTTACAGACCCCGACGAAGAGGACTCAACCAGACTTGGTGAAGTCCCGCAAGAAGTAGAGAAAGGTGGAATGCGCCCAGGTTGGATCCGAGGCCCATACGGTCTGAACTACATGTATCGTTTTTAATTGGTGACGTTTGGAACTACTTTATTTCATTTTATGCACCTTTGGTATGACACAAATCCTAGTATACGGAAGTATATTTGATAGGATTCGTCCCAAAAGTAAATTCTTCCATTGCCCTATGTGTATTGGGTTCTGGTCTGGTTGCCTTCTTTTCGGTATAAACAACTATACGGAACTATTTACATTTGATTATAATCTGGCGAACGCATTTATTTTAGGATGCATCTCATCAGGAACTTCTTATGTTTTATGTATGTTGTTTGGTGATACTGGATTACAGGTTGGAGAAGCTAAATGAGTAAATGGATGTTACAACCAGTGAGACGCTGCTGCAAAGGCAGCATAAACGTGCGGTTAGCGACCGCTATTTTCAATCGAGGAATAAATTATTATGGGTAAAATGATTCTAAGTGAGTTTTATGAGTTATGTGAAGGCGGCATTTGTGAAGACCTTCTCACAGAAGACGAAAAGAGACAGATGCGTGACAATGACGCTTGTTATTTAACAGGAGTTATGCAACGTTTTGGAGAGCAAAACGGAAATGGACGAGTTTATCCAGAAGGGGTTCTTAGACGAGAAGCTGAGAACTACACCAAATTGGTAAAAGAAAGACGAGCACTTGGAGAGTTAGATCACCCAGATTCATCAGTAGTTAATTTAGCAAACGCCTCCCACCTTGTTATAGACATGTGGTGGGACGGCAGTGCTTTGATGGGCAAAGTCCAGATTTTAGACACGCCATCAGGCCAAGTTTTGAAATCCCTTGTTAAGGCAAAAGTGAAGTTGGGAATCTCATCCAGAGGTTTGGGATCTGTAAGCGAGCGAGCAGGGCAAACAATCGTTGAAGACGATTTCCAACTTATCTGCTTTGACTTCGTATCCGAGCCATCCACTACAGGAGCCTTTATGATGAAAGAGGGCAAAGAGCCAAACATTTACACCAAGGCTGATAAAATCAACAGACTTCTAAACGACATCATTAGAGACGAGAAATGAAAAAGACAGAATTAAAAAAAGTATTGAAGCCGCTTATCAAAGAATGTATCAAAGAAGTAATCTTTGAGGATGGAGTTCTATCAGGTATTATTGCAGAGGTTGTAACCGGCGTAGCCATCTCAACCCCAACCCTGAACGCAGCCCCTCCAAAGATTCAAGAGGCACAAGAAGACCAACGTCTCGCTAAAGCTGAAGCAGCACGAAACAGCAAGATGAAAGAGACCAGAGAGAAGATGCTCAACGCCATTGGCCAATCTTCTTACAATGGCGTAGACCTTTTTGAGGGAACAAAGCCAATGGCATCAACTTCAGGCCCTGACCACGGCGCTCTTGCTGGTACTGACCCAGAAGATGCAGGAATAGACATCTCCTCACTTATGGGAAATACAAGAACTTGGAAAACATTAGCAGGTAACGACAAATGAGTAAACCAGTACATGTACAAATAAAACCAAAAGATAGAGAATCTATCGAGAGAACTGTAAAAAGATTTTCTCGTAAGGTCAAGAAAGAGGGCATCCTCGATGATGTCCGTTCAAGAAGATATTATGAAAAGCCAAGCGCTAAAAAACGACGCTTAGAAAAAAAGAGAAAAGCAGTTTTGAGACGTCTAAAGGCAAAAGAGCAATCTAATTACTAAAAAGTCAATCATTACTAGGAGATAAAAGATGGCAGAAGCAAATTACACAAAATTCCCCGGAGTGGGTATTGGAAACGTAGGTTCATATCAGGTAGCTGGAGGTCCCTTCATTACAGGCTCTAGCACTCTCGCTCTGGGCGCAGAAGCCAAAATCGAATTCCCAGCAGTGACCAAGAGAATAACCGTGTTTGCTTCAGGAAGTGCTTCTAACATCAGAGTTCATTTCGCTAGTAAAGACGAAGGCGACGGTGGAGCAATAGCAGGCGAGCACTTTGTCGAATTAAACAACGCCACAGGTGGCCCAGTTGAAACTGAATCTTTTACTTTCAATGTAAAGTGTAGAGAATTATATATCACTTCCAGAAAAGCTGGCTCCGGGTTCAAAGTCTACGCAGAATTAACTCGTATTCCTACTAAAGAGATGTATGTACTCTCTGGCTCCGGTATCAACGAGTACACCTAGAAACCCTATATTTAGTGCGGTTTTCAACAAGCTAATGCTTTTAGTGACTTATCGCACTATTTATTTTTGACTTATTTTTATTGGAGTGAAACAATATGTCTGTAATGTTAGAGCAAGCAATCATCGACGCCGAAGCCCTTAAAGAGGCTGCGTTAAAAAACGCCGAAGCGGCAATCATCGAGAAATACTCAGATGAGATCAGAGAGGCAGTTG